TTCTGTTATTATAAACTTCGGCAGGTGGAAGTGCTGATGTAATGATGACTTTCTTGGCCAGGAACGGTGCCGGTTCCCGGCATCTGCGTCGGACAGCGTACGGCCATTTGTCCACCATTTGGAGGAGTTCATCATACTTGATATGGCCTCTGAAGTCATTGATGACGACGGTTTCTTGTCCGACATAACCGTCTTGCCAGCCGTTGTCGTTGGCCCATACATAATGGGTCTGTGGCGTGAAGTCTTTAAACGCTTCGTGGGATTTACCCACGCCCGATGGGCCCCAAAGCCAGATGCCTTTCGTCATCGTGGTCCTGAAGCGTTTGCGGAGTTGTAGATCCTCGAGCTTGTGCAGAGTCCTCCCATACTGGTGATACAGAGATGGGTCGTCCACACAAATCTCGTCGACCGTTCGCTTACCAGCGACGATCTCGTCCTTCACTTTCTTGAGATCGTTTCGTTTTCCTTGTGCCGGTTTCGTACCGGCTTCCCAGGGACCATCGACGAACGTATCGTCCTTCTGACAATAAGTGATCGATGCATCCGTTGACTTGCATGCCTCCCAATGTGCTCTCCCATGGATTTGACGCATGAAGTCCAACTGTACTGCATTCTCGAGGCACATTACTCCCTGGTAATGAAGTGTTCCGTTCTTCTTTCCTTTCTCAAGTTGAAAGACTACGTACTTACACGGGAACTTTAGGAGCAACTCCTTATCCTCCTCCGTCGGGTTGTTCAGTGTGAGCATCCAGTTCCTGGAACGTCGCTTAAGCTGGACCTTCGTTGGGTTTGACATTTTAAATAATGAACGAAATTTATTGTTCGCCGGAATTCCGGACTGACATTCTAGAATGTTCTAAATTCTAGAAACTTTTGGAAGGTTATGCCTCCGCTGCGCTGCGGCCCAGGGGCTACGCCCCGATGGGCTTTCTGATGCTCGCTCCGCTGCGCGTGACGACCAATCAGCTTCCATCTACGTCTAGGGGTTCGCTCATCTCTACAAAGTAGGTTAGCTTTACTTCACAAACATACGTCCCAGTGGTATTGCCATCAATTGACATTACTCCGGCACAGATGTAGTATCCATCCGTAGGATTGGAACCAAATGCCGTCGGTGTAGAAGATCCTAATGGATCTGTCATCACGTCCTTCAGACGTTTAAATCCCTTAATTGTATAAGTTGCGTACGGACGAGCGTTAGTCACGCGATACTGATACTTGTCAGACGGTCCACGTTCTCTCAACGTGTTCTTATCGGTTGTTTCAGTAAAGTGAAATCCCCCGGATGATGCCTCGGAATGTTCTACAAAACATATAGCCGGATTACGGTATTGGTCCGCATGTGAAGAGTCTACGACCGGATGCAGTTCGCCTGTCGCTGTTCCACCAGCTGCCTCTAGGTCGTGGTGTTCTGAACGACGAGGTCGAAACTTAAACTCATAGGCGAATCCGTAGACCCTGTAGTATGAATACAGAGCCTGCCACTGGTCGTGTGCAAACGGCTGGTGTCCAGATGCGGTGTAATCGGGGTCGTAAATCGACCCCATTCGAAACACATGTCGGGCTGAACTACTCCCGGGTCCTATCATTACCGTGTCACAATAGTTCATCTGAGTACGCAACTTAGTTGCAAGGATGTCCTTATACTGTGAAAAGCGCGTACGAGGTACTTTCGCATGCTCGATGCGGCGATTCTTAACACGACGGCGGCGATAAACGCGAGTTCGCTTGCCTCTTCGAGGTGGGGCAGCATCGGCTTTCCTTTTAGGCATTTCTTATTGGTTTAGAAAAAAATTTATTTCGTCAAACAATCTGACACAGAAGTCTCAGCACAGAAGTGGTCTGAGGTAATACTATACTCAGACCTCACCACGAGAGATCGGGAAGGGCATGTGTTTCACTTCAAATCGACGCATCAACTGGTCGATCGAATCCCTTTCACTTCTGTTATTATAAACTTCGGCAGGTGGAAGTGCTGATGTAATGATGACTTTCTTGGCCAGGAACGGTGCCGGTTCCCGGCATCTGCGTCGGACAGCGT